ATATTACCGCTACTACCAGAATAGCCTGATGAACCATTAGTACCTGAATAGCCTGATGAACCATTAGTACCTGAATAGCCTGATGAACCATTAGTACCTGAATAGCCTGATGAACCATTAGTACCAGAATAGCCAGAAGTACCTATACCGCTAAAACCTGAATAACCTGAAACACCTAATGCACTTAACGCAATAATATCAGTATTTAATGCATTAAAATTATTGTTAATAGTTGGACGGCTATTTTTAAGTGTGTCTGTACCTTGTATTGTAATAATATTGGCCATAGTCTTATATTACTTACACAGCCTCATCCCATGTAGCATTAATTTCGTCCCAGTAAATATAATAAGCATTGTTCCATATTAAATTAGGACCTGCCGATAAAGTGTATGTAGATATACCATAAACAAACGGATATATTTCAGGATGATTTATAGAAAATATTTTCATAACGCAAAATTTGGAAGTATGCTTGAGTAACCTGCTTCATTGAATATTATAACATCTACTATTCCTTCAATAAGAGGGGCAGGGTATGTTACCACAATTTTGTTACTAGATTCTATATAATAATTTAATACTGGAGTAACATTGTATAAAGCTGGATATTTAGCAGATAGGGAAGTTGAACTTAAAAACGTTGTAACTGTAGTAGTAGTAGTAAACATACCCGGTGCACCACTTACATAAACTGCGTTAGTATATCCTAACATATCTCCGTATATGACTACTGTACCTGAAGAACCTATTACAGTTGTGTACTTAGATACATAAGCGGGTTGAGGTCTAGCAGAAACTGTTTCAGTTTCATTGTAAATTGTATCTTGTAACCCGTTTAATGCATTGTATATTTCTCCGTATGCACTTTCATTTGCAGGTATTGCAGAAACTGCATAAAAATTACTATCTATTTTAAATATTCTACCCGCTGGGCTTGATTCAGACTTAAATAACCATCCTTTAATAGTAAAACTAGTATCACAAGTGACTTGGGTTGGTTGATTATTGTTAATATCAAAAGGATACTTTAATCTTAAATTACCGTCCCAGAGAACCTCAGTTCTTATTTCGTTACCGGGCATAGCTTGATTAGTCCAAGAAATAATAAAGTAAGGATCACTCCATGGAACAAAATTAGATAATATTTGATCCATGTCAGTTTGGAATTTTGTTAAAATACTAATATTAACAACTATATTAATAGGTACTGGCTGCAGAGTGTGTATGGATTCTGTATCGGTAGAATTAAGGTTATAATAAAAACCATTTGTTTTGTTAAATACCCTGTTAACGTCCCGAGATATTGAACCTATGCTAAATGCTACCGCGGGAATCGTTATAGTCTGTGCTTTATTAACTAAATCATTTAAAACTCTTTCTTTAGGAGAGTATACATAACGTACTGCAACTGCAGTTCCAGGTTTACGCTTGTTATCAAAACGTTTCACTATAGCCCCGTCAAACGCTTGTAGGAATTGCGTTAATATATCCTTAATTTCCCAGTTGTAATTGTATACTTGCACTGCGTATACTTATATGATTCTATTTAAGAAATGTCCTGGTAGTATGTTTCTATTTTCTGCTACAACTTTAGTGGATAATCCATCTAAAATATAGGTAATACTTTCATCTTCTTTAGTTCTAGTACATCTACCTGCAGCTTGTATTAGGGTAATAAACATTTTCATACGATACCAATCTGGATCCTTTTCTAACAACAAGTTAATACGTTTATTACCTCTAGAAAGATACGGTAATTTTATAATAATCTGCCATTTACCCAAGTCTCCTTTTAAATCTAATCCCATAGTTAAAGACGGACTTATTAAAACAGTGGGGTCTGTACGTAAATTATGTTCTTTTACTATAGTTTCATTAGTGGTACCTTCTTCTCTATACAAAAATCTCTTGCCGTTAAGCCTGTTCTGTAGTGCTTGAGTAATTTCAAATGAATGAGTATGTATAATACCTTTCTCGTCTTTGTGATGTTCTGCAATTTTTATAATTTCATCAATAATTTTAGGTAAATTTACCTCTTTCGTCTTTTGACTTAACGGATACTTGCTACTCATTACTATAGGGCTCTTTTTAGCATCAAAAGTAGACGGTACTTCTAAATACCTGTAATCTGTTATACCGAGATTCCTAGCAAATATGTCTCGATCAACTATAGTTGCACTCATTAATACTACTACATCAGCATAATCAAACAAACATGCAGTAAGCTTGTCAACCCTTAGCGGTGTAACAAGTACTTTTTCAGCATCCTTTTCAACAATGTACTGTGCATCTTCCCAATGATTAATAGTGTGTATTACAGTTTCATAAAGATCTTTACGTTGCTGCTGTTTAATCAGCTCTGCTTTGTGCTTCTCGTATCGCGGTCTATCGGAGAACTCCCCGATTGAACTTTCTAAAGAAGAACAGACATCAGACAACCAGCCTAGTACCTTTTTGGGCGCTTCAGAAGTAAGTTTATCTATAGAAACCCCTAAAAAATCAAATTGCCTGTAGTTAATATAAGTAGAAAAGTTCTTTACTATCTCATCTTCTAGCTCAGACGCTTCATCACACACTATAATTTGACGTTTTTTAAGATGATCAGGTAAATTAAAGAAAGAAGCATAATTTAAAATAGTAAATTTTTCTGTTAATGCATCGTTTCTAGCTTCATAATACGGACAAATACAATCTCCCCAGCACTTTTTCTTAAGATTGGGAGAAATTACACAGGGGGCGTGGTCTACAGTGAAACTAGTATCAACCTCGCATTGATAATTGGTTTTACCTTTAAAAACAACACTATCTTTAAACAAATCTTTATATTGATCTTGTAATGCCTTAGTAGTAGTTAAAGCAAACAAACCATGTGGTTTAAATCTAGCAAACGCACCTTCAAAATCTTTATCATAAGCTTGATAATTTTCAACTAACTTTATATATTCCTTATCAGCAATATCTGTTGTGTTGCTTAATGTTTTACTAAAAAAAGATTTACCAGAACCAGTAGGTGCTTGAACAATAATAAACTTATTACCGGCATTTATTGCTTCTTGTATCTGATTTAATCCTGATATTTGATGTTCCCGAGGGGTACAGTTTTCAGGAAAGTAACTTAATATAGGTTTTTCTATCTTCATTTATTATAAAGATAGAGTATAGCACAAGTTACGCAAATTACAAGGACGAAATCGTTAAAACACTATCATAAAACTTACTATTTTTTACTTTAGACACCCCTTTTAGCGCAATCAACAATTCATAGTCGTTTTCTGCGAGAGTGTCTAGACGATAATCAAATATTATTTTATTATTAGCAATATCAGCCGCGTACGGAAACGGAATCTCAAATGTCTCTCTTTTTTTATCATTAACTACAATAAAAGACAAATAATTACCAGATAATTTATACAAGAGTAATTTACCGTTCTTGTAGTTTTTGTTTTTTGTACTAAAAATAACGTTTTTTTGCAAAAAAGGCTTAAGTAGACTGTCGATTTTATCTATCATGTGTGCATGAATTGTACTTTTTGAGATGTAGACATTTTTGCTAAAACTTTATTAAAGTAATTCCAAAATTCTTCTGGGGGGGTAGTCTTTATAACACTAACCACTTCTACACTTTCTGCTGGAACCAAACGAAAATCTTGTAAAAATATATCCCATGTCATTACTAGTCCTTTTTGCTCTGGACTGAATTTTAAACGACCTGGAGCTCCGTGAAAGTTTAGCGCTAAACGCCCCGGAGTACTATTTAATAAATTTGTATCGTTTGTAGCAAGCATTCTACGAAAAGTGTCTCCGGGTAGCGGTCTACGTCTTATAAATCTGAGTTCAACAGCGTTACTATTAAGAATTTGTGTTAGTGTTCCTGGAGACATCCATATTACTTAGCAGGTTTAGCTCTACCAAAAATACGCTCTTCATTAAGAAATACTATATTTTTTAATCCGTTCATTTTTGCACATTTTAAGCCAAAATTACTTGGAAATATAACATGTTCTCCTACTTTAGTTTTACAACGGGGTCCAGCTAGTATTACTTTAGCTACTCTCCATGCAGATTGTACAACATTAGATGGTACAAATATACCTTCTCTCATAATAGCAGTGTTATCATCGTTACAGTCAGCAAATTGACACATCATAATGTCGTCTAAAAGAGAATCTAAATGCCAATCTGAAAGGTTAATATCTGATCCTAGATAACTTTCTAGACGTACTAAACCTTTAGTATTATCCGTTTCAACTGCTTCGTTTGCTTCAAGTGCGCTGTTCCGGTCTTCCCGGTTTAAACCACTTCCTTTTAAATCCCGCTCTAATTTATGTTGTAGATTTTTCTTCATTTGGTATTTTTAAATTAAATTGCTCTATGTATTGATTTACCTCTCTACTAGAAATTTCAAGGTTGGTTGCAACTTTAAGAACACTATTATTTTTTCTATTGTTATCGTTTTTAGTTTTTTTAATATAACTGATACGTTTAAATTTACATACTGGAATTATAGTATCTAGAGCAATAAACCAGTCTTTATTATTCTCTAAATTATTCCAATATCTATTAGTAGTGTCGTTAATAAGTTGGGTAATTGGTGTGGAATGCATTGAACACCAACGCTGAATAAGGAACGGTTGAAATTCCTTATCTACGTCTACACTAGAAATATCAAATTCTTTATTTTTGTAAAGAATTCTATTTATTGCATTAAACATTAAACTATAACTTTAGTAGTAGCTACAAAAATATTGTCTACCATATGATAGAATAAATTAATAGCTTCAGTCTGAAACTTAGTTACCTGATCTGGAGATAAATTTGTACTATATGCAAATGCAGGTGCTTTTTTACCTGCAATAATATTAATACCAGTATGACCGATAGCTACATTATTTTTAGAATATGTAATACTAACTGAAGATTTGCCTTTTTGCTGTATAATACCCCCTTGCTCGTGTTCAGCATGTACAATAATATCGTCTCCTTTCATTTCTATAGGCTTTTTAATGTATTGATGTAATAAGTTACCGAGAGTTGTATTATATAAGCGCTGAAAACAAACAGCACCGAAAGGATCTAAATTAGGAATTTCCCAACAAAAATTAATCATACTATCACTGTAAATATAATCTTTTTCTAAAGAATCTTCAAGATCGATTAAATGTAGTGTAACTTCTACAGGTGCAACGAAGCTAACAATATTACCCACAGCTAATGTTTTATCTCTAAAATACTTATAAGCAAAGCGAGAATGAATAAAATCACCGTTGTATATTTTTTGGTCTGTAATAATCATAATGTATAATTGTAAATTGTTTTTTAATATTTTCCAGATCTAGACTTAACAATAAGCCAGTCTTGACCTAATTTAAATTCTTCAGTAAATTCTCTTAAACCAGGTGAGGAATGTACCACATTGATATTAGTAGTACCAAGCTTAAGTTTGTTCTTGTTGCATGTTAAGCTAAAATCAAGATCATAAAAATGAAACTTGGCCGGACACGTTTCATCAAACAAAACACCGGCTTCAAATATCTTTTTCGGATTAAAAGCTAGAAACAATCCATCTAATAATAAAACTCTACCGTTTTTGCCAAAGTGGGTTTTAAATGTAGTTTTATTGTTATAATCTACATGATAAACATCTCCACGATGAGTTTCTTTCGGGCACATTAAATGCCAAAGCACTGGCTCTCTGATTACAGCTTCTGAACCACCGGCTAGTCCTACTACATCATACTTTTCTAATGCTTGATGTACTTTTTCTATCCAATTTCTATCAGTAATAATAATATCATCATGAGCTAAAACTAATACACAATCCGTATCCTTGTATATATGTATTAATTTATTATATTGTTTAGCAATACTATTTTTGTTATTTAAATACGGGTGTACAGCTGATAGGTCGTCCCAGCGTTCACTGTTATAGATGTTACACTTACCGAGTCTTTTTTGAATGGCTTCTTTAGACTCATCTGGAGTACAAAAACCTAGAAAAATATTCATTAGTCTTTAATCGCTGTTTGTTTAGGTATGTTAGGTATTTTAGTTAAAATACTTTCAATTGAAGGTTCATCACTAATCTCGGTAACACCGGTTTCATACACATAAATATTATACAATTTGGTGTTTTTGTCGTTTATTTTTTCTGCTAAATCAATCATACGCTTACGGTGAGCAGGTGTATGATCTGAACATACATCACAACTCGCAGTAAAAAGTAACGATTCGACTAATAGTTGTTTTTCTTCGATATGTAACTGTAAGCCTTTCATATAGTGCTTACAGTATAAGAGTTTATAATAATTAATCTACTATTATTTTCCAAAGAAATGCATTAACAGAGAAGTTATACTACCTATTAAAGATACCCACACTGCTGTTTTAAACTGCCAGTCCATTTTTTTATCTTCACTATGTTTAGCATTACATTTAGTGATTAAAGAATTTAATTCTTGATATTGAACTTCTAATAAGTCTCGTGTTTCATTAAATCTACCGTCAATTTCAGCATGCAAATGCTCTATATCATTGTTGATTGTTGCAACCTGTTGCATAAGACTTGGATGACCGTTACCATCTCGTATAATTTTACTTAATGTGTGTAGTTCTTCTTTTACGTTTACAATATCCCTATTAATATAATCAATAGCGGTATTTTTTTCAGATTGTCTCTTAGCAGGCATCTTCATACTTATAATATAAAGTACGGAGACTTGTGTTTAAATTTACCAGCCGGAACTATACAATCGTAATCTTGTATAGCATATATAACACCTTCATCTAGAGATATACTATCTTCAAATTCTGTTGATGAAAAATCTCCTGTCTTTTTATTAGCAAATAATGTACTTGCACTTCTAGCTAAATACGTTCTCTTATGTTTTATATTGAAAGCCCAAATAGCATAAGTGCCTTTAAGTTGTTCTAGAGCGTCTGATACATTTATTTTAGTCTCAAGTATTCTCGGTATAATACAACTATCTGTACTACCCGTAAAGTCTTCGTATGGATAATACAGTTTACATAGTTGTTCAAAATTACTAATAATACCGTTATGAGCAACTATCCAGTCTCCATAGGTAAATGGGTGATTATTTATAGGCTCAAATTCTTTTGTCTCGACAGTAGGTCCACGAGAATGATATAAGAAATATTGACTAATATGTCTATCAACAGGTTTAGTAAACAAACCGAAAGACTTGTGTACTTCGTAAGAACCGTTGATATCTAGCGCTAGCGCGCCAGAACTATAATAACCCCTATTAAGATTACTCTTATATTGTTCAAATGCTCTTGCTTTATTTTTACTACCTGCTATACCACACATTATGTTAAATAAGTTAATTCTTTACAGTTATATTCGTTCCAAGGAATATTACGGGCATATCTAATAGGGTCAACTGTTTTGTTGTCTATAAAACCTTTTATACGGGCAGAACAAGACACGCATTCTCCGCAAGCAGGGTCGGTACCTTCATAGCATGTATGAGTCTGTCTAAAATCTACTTGTAGGTTGATACCTTTCTTTATAACTTCTTCTTTAGAGTAGCGCATAAACGGCGCATTGACTTTAATTATATTCTTACGGTTGAGGCTGTAAATATCATTAACTTTATTTAAAAACATTGATGTACAATCCCAGTAACCTGAAAAATCATCAGTCTCTACTGCTCCATAATATAAGTCTTGAGCTCCAAGAGATTCAGCCCAACCTGCAGCTGAAGTAAGTAAAAGTAAGTTTCTAAAAGGTACATAACTTAAAGGTTGAGCGTTACCTATATCATCTCTTGCTTTAGGTATATTAAGATTAGTATTAGTTAAAGCGGACATTGTGGATATATCTCTAAAGAAATCCATATCAATAATTTTATGCTCTTTAATATTACACCCTTTTGATTGGAATTTAGCGCAATCTATCTCTCGAACAATCCGTTGACCATAATTAAATGTAACAGCATAAACATCCTTATAATTAAGTTCTTTAATTACATGGTGTAGTAATACAGTGCTATCCATACCGCCTGATAATATAATTAATGCTTTTGACATACGTTTATAATAGTGTAGATTATTAGAAATTCAATAAAAAGTAGTAAATAATATATATATGAAGAATTTGTTTCAAGACGCTTTTAGTCAATCCTTAGATAAAGAAGGTGCAGGGGTTATGCATTTAAAAAAGCAAGAAGCTGAAAAAAGCGGTAAAAAAGAGTTTAAACTTGGCGACAAAACGTTTCCTGTTAAAGAAAAAAAGAAAATCTTAGACAAAGAAGGTGCTGGTGTTATGCACTTTAAAAAAGATAAAGCTATAGAAAAAGGCGAAGACACTTTTAAGGTTGGAGATAAGGTATTTCCTGTAAAAGAAAAACACGAAAAATGGATACAAGATGTCAAAATAAAAAAAGGTGGTTTACATAAAAGTTTACATGTACCGCAAGGACAAAAGATACCTGCAAGTAAATTAAATAAAGCTTTACATAGCAAAAATCCGCATATACAGCATCAAGCACAATTTGCTAAAAACGCAAGAGGGTTAGAAGAAAATACAATGAATTTAGATATGGAAGCTAAGCCAAGAGTACCAGCTACTGCACCGGTAACTAACAGTACCGATGATGGAGAAGCAGCTTGGAATAAAACTTTAGATAAACATACAGATCCAAAGCGTTTTGATGCAGCACATAACCCGGCTTTAAAACTTGATACAGAGGGCGTTGAAAAAGCACGGGAATGGATCAGAAAACTTGATGATATGGCTACTTTTATTAACGGTACAGAAGACAGTAGCTTAAATGCCCAAATTAATGCATTAGAAATGCGTAACTCTATTCCCTTTAAAGGTATTGTTCGTCGGGAAGAAAAACGCATTACTAAATTAGCTGAAAATTTACGCGGTTTAGCAGAATTATTTAAGACTGTTGTAACAAGCTCTGGTAAAAAGATTCACGACGCCACTAGCAAGATTACTACTCGCTAAACAGGCTTTTTAATTTGAGAGAATTGTATCAATCCTTTCATACCTTTATAGCAATTACTCAGAACAAAATTTACAGGTATGTAATCTTGTTCATCCCTTACACATTGCTCGTTAAAATCTTTATATTTTGCACCGGGCGGCCAGATGTATACAACCTCCCCTCTTTCTAAGAGTTCTTTAGTTACTTTATAAGAAGTCTTATCTAACCATTGGTTGTCCAGTACATAAACTAAATTATGCATAGGGTACGTCTTGCGCATTATTTCTAATTGCTCTTCAGTAGGATGTATACCTGCTAGTGCTACACTATTTTGTAAAAACATAGCATCTATAGGTCCTTCTTGTAGGAATATATAATCTAAATCTGGGGAAACTCTATCTAAGTTAAAAACACCTTTGTCGCTGTTAACTTTAGATAAATATTTTGCTTTTACTTCATCTTCTTTATATAAAGCTCTAGATTGATATGTTACAATTTTACCTTCCATATTATAAAACGGAATTACAATTCTATTTTTATGGATATTATCGGTTAAACTAACCCATAAACTTTTAGGTCTATTAACAGCCGTTAACAAGCGTCTACCTGTAGCAAAATCAAGAGCATCCCGTATTACTTGGTTATTTTTATAAAATGATACCTGGTTAACGTCAAACAAGTTTATACTGTCGTATGGTAGAGGGTTTGGGTTTGCTTTTTTATAAAAATCTGACTTTTTAATTAATTCTTCTACTGTATCTGAATGAGTACCGGACTCAGCTAGTATTTCACTAACTGACATATGAGTCATTTCTTTAACAAACTCTAATCCGTTTTTACTCTCCCCACAATTATGGCAAAATAAATGATCGTCTTCTGGAATATAAAAGAATCTACGTTTTTTACCTGTACTTTTGCCTTCATGACAGTACGGACACTCTGCGTTATAGGTATTAGCAGCTTTTTTATATACTGGCCTCTTCGCATATTGGAAGAATGTTTGTATAACAAAATTTTGCGGTATAATCATAGAGTAAGTATATAATATAATGTCTTCAAAGAATAGCAAATTTATCCAAGGGATTTATACCCCCATAAATAGAAATAAATATATGGGGTCTATAAACCCGGTGTATAGATCAGCTCTAGAAAGAGATTTTTTTCTATTTTTTGATAAAAATACAAATGTTACTGCCTGGGCTAGTGAAAGTATCGTTGTGCCATATTACAATAATATTGATAATAAAGTACATAATTATTATGTAGATTTAATTGCAGCTATCAAGGACAAAGACGGTAATATACAAAAATATTTAATCGAACTAAAACCGCATTCTCAAACGCAACCACCTATACAATCTAATAAAAAGAAAAACAGTACAGTGCTGTATGAACAATTAATGTATCACAAGAATCAATGTAAATGGAAAGCTGCAAGTGATTATGCAGCTAAAAAAGGAATGAAGTTTATTATATTAACTGAAAAGCATTTATAGCTCTACAGGATTAACAGGTTCATCTCGCATATCTACCGGACCACCATCTAAATCTTCTTCATTATTATCTAAATCATCTGCATAATCTGGATTTATACTACGTTTATTTAATTTCTTTAAAGCATTCATAAGTTTATCTCTACGCAACTGTTTATTAGGTTCACTTAGACTAGACTTAACAGGTTCAGGTACAAAATTAGGTTCATTAGGTTCAATTTCACCAGTAAACATTTGAGCATCAGATATTGCATTTTTTATTACTTCTGGATCTAAGTTAAGAGGTGTTTCTTCTGAATTCTGAGTTTCAATAGCAGCCATAATTTCTTGCTCAGTAGCGTTAGGATTATGTTGCATGTAAGTAGCAACAGCATCTTTAGTTCTTATTGTATCAGGAAGATCCCTGTAAGTGGTAGTTACAGGCTCTGCTGGAATTGACGGTTGTGCAGCTGCAGCTGGTTCATTACCAGCTAATTTACGAGCTTTCCAATAAGGCATACCTTGAGCCATTAAAGCTTGTATCTTAGGGTTTTGAGGCTTAGCCATCTCCATATCTAGAGTTGTTTCAGCAATATAATTGATAGCTTCGTCAAATTTCATATATAACAATACTTATTACAATTTAAACTGTTTCTTATCCGTTAAACCTAGTTGATCTGCAATCATTTGTTGTTCTGCAATATCTTCATGTATTAAAGAATCCTTTTCGCCGAAAAACTCACATTTTTCATTTATATACATATTAGCTAAGGCTATACGCTCTAATGGAGATCCATACAAAGGTATAATTGGAGGGGTATCTTCGTTGTCAAAAAAACGAGATCTACCCGATAGCCAAGCTTGATAAATTGTGTCAAACAATACTGCAATTTCTCCTCGGTATATAGGGTCAATATCTCTATTCTCTTTAGTCTGAAGAAGAACATCATTTTCTTTAGTTAACGGTATATAAAAAATTATTGAGTAAAACTTAATAGCTTCTCGTACTTGTGCAACACATTTATCAATAAATTCTTCATTAATATTTCCTAAGCCTTTATCAAATAACCAAAGGGAATACACTAAATTATCGATAGGGGTACGATCAAAAATTACTTTCTTTTTACCGTAATCCGCCATTGATTCGTCTACAAGTTTGTTTAAAATAAGCTCTTGAGCTTCTTTTGTTCCGTTTTTGTTTATAGGTAGCTCTTTCTTTTTAATTAAATCTCTATATGTGTTTTCTGGCCTTATTAATTGAGGCCACTGTAATAACATATCGTCAATAAGGGTAGTCTTACCAATACACTGGGTACCGATAACACCTATCTTTTTAAGTTTAGGAGTACTCATTTCTTAGATTTACTTTTGTTGTTCTCTTTAGCTACTTAATATACAAATAACTAAACTTTAAGAGCCTTATTCCATAGCTGTAAGTGCATTCTATTAGAGAACTTAAAATTGTACTTTTTGCATAAATCAGCAACTACTGGACCAGTAACAAGTAGCTCTTCTCTACTACCACACATTGGCATAATCCATACTTGGTTAGAATGTAAACCGATATCAGGGTTATTGAGATAATTCTCTAATACTTCATTTAAGTCAGACTCTTGACGAGCCACAAACTTAAAGCAAGCATCTTGTTCTACTAAGAAACGTAATACTTCTGGTTTAAAGCGCTTCTCAGTAGGATCTCCATTGCTAGAAAGTTTAGGAGACGTGGTATAAGTTATCTTACAACCTAAGTGACTCCATTCTTCATCTGGCATGATAGTACCATTAGTTTCAAAGTCAATATGTAGTTGAGGTCTACCTATGTCATTAGCAGTAAGAGCTTTACTGTAATTAGCAAATTCCCAACGATCTCTAATAAACTTAACGAATTCAATTAAGCTCTTTTGCTGAATAAAAGGCTCTCCACCGGTTAATTTAAGCAAAGCTCCTTCTTTTAAACGTTCATGATAATCGTTCTTTTCGAAAAGTTGTGCTACTTCTTCAAAAGTCATTTTGTTCTTTTTAGACCAACTAACATAACTATCACAACCATGTGGAGAGTCTTCACTCTTAAAACCAATGCATGTTAAGTTACACATAGCCATTCTCATAAACACTGAAGGGTAGCCGATATAACGGCCTTCCCCTTCTAATGTATAGAAAACGAAATCATCTGAAATAAATAAAGTTTTATTAGGATCTATAGGCATAAGTTAATAATATATTAAATTTCGTAAATTGCACTATTATCTGGGTGTTCCCAGACTTCTACTCGAGAGCACCAGCAACGACCTTCAGTTGTATTTTTTATAAACTCATTAGCAGCATTAAAACAGAATTCTGCAAATCTTTCTATACCGACACCGTTTTCCATTATTACAAGCTCAACTATTCCTTGTAGTTCAAGCATTTTAAATATCTCTAATTGAGGGTCTTTGATAGAAACAACTGTTTTGTGGTCAAACGTCTGTTCTAGTTCAGCTTTAAGTGGCTTAAGACCGCCAAAATCTACTACCCAGTTATTTTTATCTAATTCATTACAAGTAAACCAGAATTTAGCTTGTAAACGATAACCATGTATAAAGCGGCAATGACTCTCGGCAGTAGGTTGACGAAACGCGCATGAACCTAGCGGAATAACTTTAGTTGAAGTGAATTTACCCATACCCTATGGTATTGTCTAAAATAAAAAATTCAACTCATATTTATATCTTTTGTAAGTCTTTCTATCCATTCTTCTAATATACAGGGCTTTATATCAGGCGGGGTAGATATAACAGCGTTGCTAGTTTCTTCAGAGTCGTAAACATATCTTTGTACATGTCTTTTTTCATCCATTGTTTCCATGTTTATGTACAGTGTTGATCTTTTGTCTTTTATTACAGTGTTACCTGCTAAAGCTATGTCAAAACAAGGGAGTTTTACAAAAATATCGGGTTTTGTATAGTTTGTAAGTATATTTAAAAACTCTTTCTTGTTTTTTTCGTTTCTAAAATATAAAAAAATAGGCAGATCCGCGCTGCTATACAACTTGTTTTTATATTTAAGTATCACACATTTATTTACAATATTAGTAAATAATGATATGGCTGTTATTAAAAAAAGTATGATTATAGATGAAGCTATGGTTGCACCCCCTCCAATACACTTTACACCGCCAGCAATGGTACAAAAAATTGATACACCAAAACCGTTTAATGCATATCATGCTGACAAAGAACAGCAAAAACAAAACGATACGGTTGTAGCTTGTATTATATTGGAAGCCGGCGGAGAAGGTAAGGAAGGTATGGAGGCAGTAAACGAAGTACTGCATAATAGAGCTGCAGCACAGCATAAATCTTTGTATCAAATAGCTACAGCTCCATTACAGTTTTCTTGTTTTAACAATGGAGTAGACGCTGCTGTAGTTAAAGCTAAAAAGCATCCAAATTGGAATATTGCATTGAACATCTTAAAAGCTCAATTAACTAATCATACTCACGGAGCAAAATTTTATCACACTTTAAACAGTAAGCCTAAGTGGGCACCAATACTATTGAAACGTGGTGCAAAGATAGTTATTATAGGTCACCACAAATTTTATTACAACTATGGCGGAAATTAAATTTTACCGCCTAATGTCTTAATAATATCTAAAACTTGATCTTTATTAGTAAGGTTTACTCCTGAAGATAGTATTTTAATATCGTCTATATCTAATATACTAGGATTAGTCTTAACTCTTACTATAGCATCTGCCGCTATAGTTATTAATTGGGTTTCCCAATTTTGCAGTTCAGCTGGAGAGCGATCTGCAGGTGTTGCAGCAACAGCGGGGGCTGCTACAGGTCCACCATCTTGAGGCAAACCAGGT